TGAACTGGCTAAAGCACAAAATGAAGTGAAATGTGCCCGTTCAGATTTAGACAAAGCAACATCAAGAATACGTTTCTTGCTTGTTGTAACCAACACACTGATTAAAAGACAAGGAGATTAACAGATGAAACTATCAGCATTAACATCAAAACCCAAATTAGAAAAGATTGTCATTGACGACGAGAAAATTGTTAAGTCATACGGGGAGCCTATTGAGTTCTACGTTTATGACAGACAAGGTATGGATACCTTTATGAAACTTGCTTCGTTAGATGGTGAGCAAGACATTGCTACTATATCAACAGTTATTAAGGATCTTATCTTGGATGAAAACGGTAAGAAAATTATAACGGATGATAACCTACTGCCAGTGGATGTTATGATTAAATGTATTGAAGTGACGGTGCGACGCCTGGGAAACTCAATAACCCAGACTTTGGGAAAATCACTCCAATCCTAAACAGTTGGTTGACGCTTGATTTTGTTAGCAAACGCTATGGCGTTTTACCAAGTCAAGTGCTTGAGTCTGGGAACAGTTTTGACGTATTGTGTGCCACTTTAGGCGTTCAATATGAAAACTACTTAAATAAAGTAGCAAGAGATGAAGCGGATGGTAAGAAGACAATAAGTCACAATTATTCGCAAGAAGACTTGCTAACAATGGTTAAGAGAGCGAGGGAGATGAATGCGAATAAGATTGAAAACCAATAGAATCCGCCCGCATTTACAAAAGGTGGACAGAAGACTAAGCAAGGTAGCCCCAGAGGCACACAAGTTTTTTGTCTCTGAAACTCCCATCAAAACAGGTAATGCCAGACGTAAGACACGACTTCAAGGCAAAATTATCAAAGCGGATTACCCATACGCAAAAAGACTTGATGAAGGTTGGAGTCGCCAAAGTCCTGAAGGTATGAGTAAGCCTACAATACAGTATATCAAGGATATGATTGCTGACATAATGGGATATTAAACTATGGCGACTATTAGAGACAAGTATGTATTAGACGTAGACACAAAAGGTGCTCAACGAAGTATAATGAATATAAAGAGTGCCATTGGTGCTCTTGCTGGTGCTCTTGCTATAAGAGAATTAGCACAATTTACAGGTAGCATTGTTGAAGCAACCACAACGTTTGAAAGATATCAAACAGTTCTAACAACTTTCTTAGGTAGTCAACAAGCCGCAAATAAAGAATTACAAAGACTTCAAGAATTAGCAAACACACTACCACAAGACTTGATGGACATTTCAGAAGCGTTCATCATCTTGAACAGATATGGTTTAGATACTACTAACCAAGGACTAAGAGAATTTTCCAACATTGCTACTGCCAATGGTAAGAGCATTGAACAACTTGCTGAAGCAGTTGGTGACGCACTTACTGGTGAATATGAACGTCTAAAAGAATTTGGTATCAAGATTAACAAAGACGGCACACAACTTATCGCACGTATTGGTGACGAGGTTGTAGCCACAGCAACATCAGCCAAAGATTTAGTCAACCAACTACAGAAATTAGGTGCCACAAGATTTGGTGGTGCGGCAGAAGCCAACGCTGATACACTATCACAATCACTATCAAACCTTAGAGGTGCTGTATTTGAAACACAGGTAGCATTTGGACAAGGACTAAAACCAGAACTTAAGGCAGTCGCTGATGAGATGGCGGAACTGTTAAGAGCAAATGATGAACTTGCTAAGAACTTAGGTGCTGGATTAGGTGAAGCAATTAGAACATTGGCAGATGCCAGTTTGTTGATTGTTAGAAACATTGATTTAATTCGTAATGCGTTCCTAAGTGTTATTGCTGTTAAGTTTGCTCAAAACTTACAGAGAGTATTTGCTAACTTTTCAAGACTATTGGGTCCAACCAAAACACTTGGTGGAGCACTTGGTGGATTAAGGGGAGCATTAGTTGGAACAGTAAGAGCAATACCAGGTATTGGTTTGATTGGTGGTGCCTTAAAAGCATTAATGGGTCCAGTTGGACTTGTGGTAACAGCAGTCACTGGATTGACTATTGTATGGCGTGACGTCAAAGACGCAACTGTTGAAGCAGGTGGTGTAACTACCACGTATGGTGAGATTGCTGATGCGGCTTTATGGAAGGCAATTGAATTAGCAAAAGAATTATTCAAATGGATTGGTGAAAAGTTAGTTACTGCCTGGAACAATTTAGTTGAAGCAGTTCGTCCATTCAAAGAAGTAGCCGTTGACGCTTTCACAACCGTTTACAATGTGGTTAGAACAACTGTAAATGGTATGATTGGATTGTTTGTTGGATTATTCAAACAGATTACAACAGGTATCACGGACTTACCTAAAATGTTCTTACAGGCATTGGAAAGTTCATTGGTTGTCATCAAAGAATTTGTCATAAGAGCAGGCAGACAGATTGGTGAACTATGGGATTATGTAACTTCATTAGGTAAAGATGAAATAGAAAGCAGTTTCACAGGACTTGGTGATGTTGTTAGTGCTGAATTAGACAAGATTGCTTCTACGTCAAGCATTGACTGGGCAGAAATAATGAACACTGACTATGTTGGTGAGGCGGCTGACGCAATCTCTGAAGCAGTGGGTAATTTAGTTGAAGAATACCGTGCGGCAAAACCAGCAATTGAAGACGCAACCAACGCCACAGAAGAATTAGGCGATACAACAAAAGACACAAAAGACAAAGTTCAAGAATTAGCCGCTGGTGTTAAAGAAGCAAGACAACAGATTGATGAATTTGTAAGAAGTCTACAGACAGCAACACAAGACGCACAGTTTGACTTACAAACCCTTAATATGAATGAACTTGAAAAGCAAATTGCTCGTATCAAGTATGACATCAACAAAGGGTTAGCAGAAGAAATTAGAAAACTTAATGCTCTTAAAACAGATGACAACGCACAAGAAATTGCGGCACAAATACAAAGAGCAAAAGATGCCGCCAAGGTTGCTATTGACGAACAAACTAAAATTGCTGAGGCAGTTTATGAGCAACAACGTTCATTTGAATATGGTTGGAAGAAAGCATTTGATGAATATGCTGACAATGCCACAAACGCCGCCAAGAAAGCGGAACAAATATTCAAACAAACAACACAAACAATGGAAGATGCCATCGTTGACTTTGCTAAGACAGGTAAATTTGAATTTAGAAACTTGGTTGCTGACATACTTGAACAACTATTACGTTCTGAATTACAGGCGGCAATCGCAAACATCTTTAGTTTAGGTGGCAAAGGTGGTGGTGCCAGCACACTTGGTAAGATATTTGGCGGCTTCTTCGCTAATGGTGGTTACTTAGGAGCAGGTAAATTTGGCGTGGCGGGAGAAAACGGCCCTGAGTTAATTACGGGTCCAGCACAGATTACCCCACTTTCAGGTATGGGAAGCGGCAGTAATGTTACATACAATATAAATGCCGTTGACGCAATGAGTTTCAAACAACTGGTGTCAAGCGACCCTGGATTTATCCACGCTGTGGCATCACAAGGTGCTCGTAAAGTGCCTAACAGGAGATAGATAGATGAGTTTTCAATTTGTTATAGATAATGCCAGTTCAATAAGCATCAACAGAAAGCAAGTGGTTGCTTCAACTACCGCACGTGATGGCACAGTTAGAAACGTTGGACGTGGTGGTAACACTTGGCGTTTTGAAGTAACACTTCCAAACGGGCCAAGATGGAGTGATTACAGAAACGATATTAGCAAGTTAGAAGATTTAGGTAGAACTACTGAAGGAACATTTAGTTTTAACAACTCAGGACACAGTTGGTTGGTTGGATATCAAGGCAACAGCGTCAACTATACAGGTTTTGTTGCTTCTTGGACACAAGGGCAAACATCAATTACACTTACATCATCACCCACTACTTCATCAGGTTATAAATTTAAGGCAGGTGATTTTATTCAATTGGGAGCAAGTGGTAAGGTATACACCGTTGCTGAAGATGTAGCATACAATTCAAACTCTGTTAAAGTTCATCGTCCAATACTTGATAGCACAGGCAATGGCTCCTTAAGGGTTGCTGAAAATTGTGTGTGGACAGTATATTGTTCACAGTTTCCTGAATGGGATATATTCGCAAGAGATCAAGTTGGTTGGAGCGGCAGTTTCATATTTGAGGAGAAACTTGTCTAATGCCAAACTTAAATGGATATGGTAGTATCAATACTCATTTATTTGTAAGACTTTATATTGAGGATTACAGAACAACATCCAGTGGCAGTTATACACCAACCACTTTGTTGTTTAGTGACTATCAATATCCTTTTACAATAAACAGCGATACATACGAGCCGTTGGGCAAACTGTTAGCCGTCACAGCATCAAGCAGTGAAATAAGAGCAAGTTTAGATAGTGTAACTGTTACCATAAGTGGTATCCCCAATGCTAATATTTCTGAAATAGTAAACAGCAGAATTAAAGGAAGTGAAATAGAAATTAAGAGAGCGTTTTTCGCCCCTGGCAATAACAGTCTTATCAGCACTTCAGACAATCCGTTTGGTAGATTTAAAGGCACAGTTACACACTACCAATTGAATGAACAATACGATACAGAAGACAGGGTTAGTTCTAACACACTTGTTCTAAATTGTTCAAGTTATGTTGACTTCTTAGAAAACAGATACAGTGGTAGAAAAACAAATGGCATAAGTCAGAAAAGTTTTTACGCCAGTGATACCAGTATGGA